CCATCATAAGTGGAACAAAGATTGTGAATTGCATTTACTTTGTTTGTGTTCTTATAATAGGTGTCGTGATTACCAATCATAATATGAGTATCAATGCCTTCTACCCACAATCGTTTCATAAATCGATTTTGAAAATCAGATGCCGTATTATGATTGATAAACTTTCTTCTATCAACAACATCACCTAAATGAATAAGTGTAGTAATATTATGTTCTTTCAAATAAGGAAAGAATATGCTTTCCCAAAACTTGAAAAAGTATTGATTGAACACTTGGCTATCCCCTCTTGCGCCAAAGTGAGTATCGTTTATAAGAGCCAGTTTCATAGCCTGCTAGTATAACTTACATCAATAGTATTGTCAAGCATTTTAAGGCAATTGTTCAAGAAACTTTTCAACGCCTTTGGTCTTACCTTCTTTTTTCTTTTTCTTAGCTTCTTCAAAGGTGTGAATGAATTCTGAGATGTTTTCATATAATTGAAACTGTCTCATGTTGCCATCTGAGTCTTCAAACATTTCATCCTCACCAAGCAAACCAAACTGTTCTGTTGCCTTGTACTTAACATACAGTTGCTTCTTCTCTTTCATAATTCTACGAAGAAAGGCATAGTAAATGATTTGAGTGAAGTAGGCAAATGGATTCTTTGACTTACTTGGATTAAAATTTCTGAAATACATAAGGCAGTTTTCAATACCATCTGCAATCATTTCATCTCTGAATGAGTATGATATGAAGTTAGGCTTCCTTGAAAGATGTTCTGCAATTTTTAGGAAACATTCCCCTATGTAATTGGGAATCTGTGGGTCTTCTTTTTCGGATGCTTTGGCAACATCACACTTCTCTTTATATACAATCAACGCATCTAAAAAGTCGGCATTGTTTACATAATGTTTTGGTTTCTTCTCACTCATATTTCTTCCTTTTATTTAGCTTGACATCGTGCTTGACAACTGTTATTATGGCGGTGTCCCCGTTAGATGATATATTAGCTACCGCATCAATGTAGCCTGTTAGTCTTCTTACGATTGATAATCTCAACAACATCTTCCTTCGTTAAATCACCCTCAGGGTCTTCATCCCCATCTTCCTCCTCAGATTCATCTTCATATTCATATTCATCTGATGCATCTCTTAGCTTTTGGCTAAGAGCATTATCTTTTAACATTTTTATTTGAGTAGTATTAACAGCCTTGTGGTAGTATTCCTTCAAATTATCCTTAGGATCAACTATAGTAAGTATGTTGCCTGAAAGAACGGTTGCAATGTTATCTTTAATCAATTCAATAGGCAACCAAGGTAACATCATCATAACAATACCTTGAGGTGTTCTCTTAAAGATAAGATGCATTGGATTATCCAACACAACAAGATTAGTATTTGTATTGCCTGAGTAGCCAGCAATAATGTCCTCACCGCTTTGTAAGCGGACTATACGAACACCTTCAAAAAGATTATTCATCTTTGAGTTCGATATTATAGAATTTGTATTTGAATTTTTCATCATCATATATTTTAACACGCTCCACAAAGTGGTGCAAGGTGTAATTGGTATATTTGCCTATTCTAAAGTCATCTGAGATATCGAATAGAACTGCCTCATCTTTGTCATCTCCGATTCTTAATCCTCGACCAATCGATTGAAGATTGCGAATTCTGGACTTGCTTGGGGAGGCAAAAACAATATTGTGTAAGTTGCGAATGTTAATTCCGGTGGCAAAGGTTCCATATGAAGCCACGATAATAGCGTCTTTTTCTTTCTCAGTAATAGCCCTAACTGATTCCCTAATCTCAACATCAGTGCCACCAAATACAAAAAACACCTGTCTATTTTTAGCATGTTCTTTAATATTTGCATATAAATTTTTACCTTGTTTTTCAACAAACTGAAATAATATAAGAGTGTTACCGTTAAGAGACAGAGCAAGATTTCTAATGAAATTATTTCTTGCAGTATTCATAACTATGTATTCTAGTTCTTGGTTATAGTCCCAAGACCTTGCCACCTTACACACACTCTCTGGGTGTTTAAGTATAAGGCATTTAATTTTGAATGATGCAAGTTGGCCTTTATCCATCAACTCGGCGGTAGATGTTGCCTTATAAACAGGACCAAACAAACCTTCAAGCACAAGTTTATGTGTTTGGCTCCCATCAAGTGTACCTGTTGTACCTATTCTATATTTAGCATTTACACAACCTGAAAGAATAGTAGTGAGAGACTTTGCTTTGAATTGGTGCGCCTCATCACCAAGAACAAAATCAAATTGCTCAAAGTATTCGCCAGAATTTTTATAGATACTTTGCCAAGTTGTAATAGTTAGAAACTTGTTGGTGTGTTTATCTTTACCAGAATATTGACGGTGACAGTATTGTTCTGAATCATATCCGTAATCTTCAAAGTCTTTATACATCTGTTCGACTAATGAAGTTGTTGGAACAATCAGTAAGCCACGCTTATAATCCGACTCTTGTAACCAACGGAGTATCACATAAAGTATTAATGATTTACCTGACGCTGTTGGCGATAGAAGTAGTAAACGCCTATTGCGAACTGCCTGTACAAAAGACTTTAATTGATAGTCTCTAATCTCATGTGGCAATTTAAGTGTGTCAACGAATTCTTTTGCTTCAACTAATGAAAAGTTTTGTGTGACTGATACATCAGAATCAATCTCTAATGTGTAATCTCTTTCTTTACAGAATACTTCAATGTAGGGAACAAGACCATGATAAATGGTGAAACTTCTTAGGTCTGCTAACCTAATTTTACCATCCCACATTCTTGATTTGTATGCAGGTGTGAATTGATGACCTGGAACAAAAAATTCAAAATATGTAGAAAGTTCTTGTGCAATACCTCTATCACACTCAAACTGAATATATGCTTCATTCTTTTTATGTAGAATTAAATCAGCCATTTATACGCCTTGAATGAATCTTTCCCAGGTTATAAATTCTTTTAACTGGAAAGTTCTGCTGTGTAATTCTTTTAATATACTCTGACACACATCAACAATTTCATCATGCATCATTTTGCTTGCAAGATGTTTATTGATATCATCATCACTCTCTAAGTATGTAGTGAGTTCGGATTTCAACACATATGGAAATGGTTCCCAATTATACTGTTTTAATTGGTCATCATCCAATTTACCTGTATAGTATTCCCACTTCAATCTCTTCATTTTGTTATACTTGAACTCAGACTCTTTAGACAATAGCCGATGCCTTGAAAGTATATTCAAATATTTACTGTGTAGTTTGGGAATGTTGATTAGCTCTTTGCCTGGTTCTGTTCTGTCTATCTCAGCATCGGCACGCCACATCTCAAGTAACTCGTCAAGTTGTTTCATGGTAAAATTCCTCCTTTATTGATTGGAGGATACACTAAAAAGGAATAGTTGTCAAGCCTTTTAGAACAATTTTTCTATATCGTAGTAACTGTACCTAAAAGTGGCATCGGCACTCATTGCTGTATCAGGTGAATCATTCGCACCCATAATGTAGGTGGATAATGTTGTCGGAAAGCAATCATATAATTTGTATCTATAGTAGGGCTTATTTGATGAAGACAATATTGTAATTGAAGCATCAGAGTATTGCGGTTTTCTTGTTGCCGCTAAAGTTGCAGCTGCTTGTCTGTTGAGATTACCAAGATTTTGATACTCGGTAAATTCCTTAGGGAAAGTCATTGCACGAATCCAATCGTGAATTTCTATCCAACCTTTTAATTCTTCATCAATTAAAAAGGTAATATTAAGTAAATCATAAATTGCTTTCTCACCTGGAACATACACATCAACGAATGGTGTATTTTGTGGAATTTCAGACAATGAGATTCCAGGAACACTTACTGACTGGCAAAAGTGTTGTATACTAGGTGCCCGAGCAAAGTTAATAATAAACTTATTCGGTTGTAAAAAGTTTGGATTGTTTGGGGTTCTATTAGTGGCTGTCATATGTGTATTTATGCACCAAAAAAAGAGACCTCTTTTTAAGGAGGCCTCTTTTAGGATAACTTACTTATTATTATAAAAAATGTAAGTTATTGATTTTACTACTATTATTACATTATGTTGGATATTTTAAAAGCTCTATAGTAGTTGTTAGCAAGACCGTTCAATGCACCAGCACCTTTTGAAGTGCCTTCTGCGAATGGGTTTGCAACAATACCGTAGCGAGTCTTAAAACCAATCTTTGGTTGGAATGTGCCAGTGTCAACTGCACGAACCATTTGCAAAGGAACATATGGGCAGTAGAAAATACCAGCGTCATAAGCGTTAGAACCCTTATAACCAACAACTGCAAACTCGGAAGTTCCGCTTGTAGTTGCATATGGGTCAATGTACACTTTGATACGACCAAACATTGTACCAGCAAATGTATTGCCAGTATCGTCAACTGTT